TCCTGTCACGACAGGAAGACCGCTCGGGAGGATTCCCATCCAACGTATTCATATTAACTCTGGACAGCTTCGGCTGTCCTTTTTGTTTGGGAGAAAAACATGATCTGCAAGTGGTGCGGGAAAGAATTTACTCCGGACAAACACCGGATCAAGTACTGCTCGGACGAATGTGCCCGGCACGCTAAGCGGCGGAGAGAACAGAACAAGAAGCGGTGGAGACGGAACACCACCGGAGACCAGAAGAACACCCGCATCAGTCTTTCCGAAGTTTACGAACGGGACAAAGGGATCTGTCAGATCTGCGGCCTGCCTGTCCCAAGGGACTGCGACCGGAACGATGACTGGGCAGCGTCCCGAGACCACATCATTCCCATCACAAAAAGGGGTGCTCACACCTACTTCAACTGCCAGCTCGCCCACAGGATCTGTAACTCAGCAAAGCAGGACAACGGAGCAGAGTTTCGGATCGACTGGATGAAGAGGATCCTAGAGGATCCCGAGCGCTGGGAGAAAAAGATCAATCATTTGCGCTACTTACTGGTAAGAGAAGCGAATCAGAAGACGGGGTAGGGGAGGTCAGAATCTCTGAAACCGGAAGGCCAAAAGACCGCCGGCCCCTCTTTTGTGCGCGTGCGCGAAATTGATACCCCGGGGTATCAGGGCCAGATGTAGATCCTGAAAAATGCACATTCCGGATATGAAAAAGCTGGAAAGACGCATAAAACGGGCATTGTCAGAAAAAGTGGATATTTATTAACAGGCAGCGACGGATCAGAATCCAGCGCCGCTTTTTTGATGCCGGGAAACCTTATCTGAAAAGGGCTCCGGCATTTTTGCGGACAGGAGAATTCATGAAAGACAGTGGAGAGATGCCGGATCTTTCTTCATTCATTCAGTCCTGTGCGAAGCGCTTCTGTCCGGAGTGCGGGAGACCAATCGAGGTCAATAAGATCGGCAGACCCAGGTGCTTCTGCAGTGACCGCTGCCGCTGGGCGCGCAACAAGAGAGAGGAACGGAGGAATGAGAAGGAACGTGAAAACAGCAACCTTAAAAACGATACCGGTGAAAGAGCTGAAGCCGGCAACCTACAACCCGAGAAAGAAGCTGAAACCGGGCGATAAGGAATACGAGAAGATCAAGAGCTCGATCAAAGAGTTCGGCTTTGCAGATCCTCTGGTCGTGAATTCCGATATGACGATCATCGGCGGACATCAGAGACTGACCGTTGCGATGGATCTGGGTTACACCGAAGTGCCCTGTGCTGTCGTGGATGTGGATAAGACCAGAGAGAAAGCTCTGAACATCGCGCTCAATAAGATCACGGGTGCATGGGATGAGAACCTCCTCGCCGATCTCCTGAAAGATCTGGAAGCGTCCGACTTCAATACCGCGCTCACCGGATTCGAGCCTCCGGAAATGGAGCAGCTCTTTAACAAAGTAGCGACGAAGGAAGTCAAAGAGGACAGCTTCGATGTGGAGAAGGAACTGAAACAGCCATGCTTCTCCAAGGCCGGAGACCTCTGGCATCTGGGCCGGCATATCGTCTTCTGCGGAGACTCCACGGATCCTGCTTCCTATGACAAACTGATGGATGGTGTGAAGGCAAACGTCATCGTGACGGATCCTCCTTACAACGTGAACGTGGAAGAGACCGCAGGAAAGATCCTGAATGACAACATGGCAGATGAGGACTTTTATAAGTTCCTGCTTTCTGCCTACACCTGCATGCATGACAATCTTGCGGACGACGGATCGATCTACGTGTTCCATGCAGACACCGAGGGACTGAACTTCCGCAGGGCTTTCGCCGATGCGGGATTCTATCTGTCCGGCTGCTGCATCTGGAAAAAGAACGCACTGGTGCTGGGACGATCTCCTTACCAGTGGCAGCATGAGCCATGCCTGTTTGGCTGGAAGAAGGGCGGGAAACATGAGTGGTACAGTGACCGAAAGCAGACCACGATCTGGGAGTACGATCGCCCGAAGGCATCGAAGGATCATCCGACGATGAAGCCGGTGCAGCTCATGGCCTATCCGATCCGGAACTCCTCGATGACCAATGGCATCGTTCTGGATCCCTTTCTCGGATCCGGTTCCACCTTGATCGCCTGTGAAGAGATCGACCGGGTCTGCCGAGGAATCGAACTCGATCCGAAGTTCGTGGACGTGATTGTAAAGCGCTACCTGGAACAAACTGGAAAGTCCGATGATGTGTATGTGCTTCGGGAGGGTCAGAAGCTCACCTTTGATGAGGCAACTGCGGAACTTAAAGGTAAGGAGAGCGCATGAGAACGACACTTCCGTCAATCAAACGATCTGATCTTTGTGCAGTATTCCTGTCAAATTGAGTTGCTATTGCAGCGCCTCAGAGTGATGTATGTACTACCAAAAGAAAAGGAGGCACACAGCCATGAGAGCAAACTACAACAGGACAGGAAAAGAGAGAAAAGAGCTGGTAAACGCGATCGTCGAGATCACCGGAGAGAAGGCCGAGTACAAGTTCGTACCGACCTGCGCCTACGAGATCGGAGACATCACGGTAGGCAAGGACGGCGGGGTCAGCTGCAAAGATGAGGAGAAAATGCAGAAGGTGATGGAAGCCCTGAAAGAGAAAGGCTTCACCGCTGAGGATGAGCCGGACACCGACGAAAGCACTGAGGCAGAACAGCCTGAGCAGGAACCAGAAGAGCAGACGGAAGCTCCCGCCGAGAATGAACCGGAAGATGAGAAGACTTCGCTTACGATCATTCTCCCGGTGGATTCCGCAAACATCGGAACCCTTCTGAACCTCATCAGCGCGAAGGACAGCCTGATCAAGAAGGCACTCGGGGTCACGGACACCAGCATCCGCTTTACGGATGAAAAGGTTGAGTTCCCCTGGTTCGACCGGGAGCTGACGCCGGAAGAGACGAAAGCCTACACGATCTTCATTGCTCAGCTCTGCAAGCTCTCGAAGGAGCTGAAGCATGCAAGCAGCAAGCCGGTGGAGACGGACAACGAGAAGTACGCCATGCGGACATGGCTTCTTCGGATGGGCTTCATTGGGCCAGACTTCAAGGAGGCCCGGAAGATCCTGCTCAAGAACCTCTCCGGAAGTTCCGCCTTCCGAAATGGCGCTCCAAAGAAGGAAGCAGCAGAGAATGAGGAGGCGGCAGAATGAGATTTCCTAGTGAAGAAGTGATTCGAAACCTTCGTGAGCACTACCCGGCAGGAGCCCGGGTGGAGCTCCTTCAGATGGACGATGTACAGGCACCGCCAATCGGCACGAAAGGCACCGTCATTGGTGTGGATGATGCCGGATCCATTATGGTCCGCTGGGATAATGGCAGTGGCTTAAGCGTAGCCTACGGAGCGGATTGCTGCCGGTCACTGGTTCCAGAGTTTACTCAGACGGTACGCGATCAGCTGATGGCGGTACGGGATTCCGGTGAAACGAACATGCTGGATCTTCCGATGGTTCAGCGTCTTGCCTTTGACCACGAGTATTACGAGCTGGTGAGCTTTATCGAGGAGCACAAGGAATCTTATGTGATCTTCATCATGAAGGGCAAAGTCTAAGATACACAGATTTCGCACAAGATTTTTGTGCAGGTTATGGCTCTACATTTCCTTGCTATCACAGCGCTTCAGAGTGATATATGTACATGCCAAAGGGAAAGGCAAACTAAACAAGCCGAAAGCAAGGAGGACAAAGCCATGACGAACATTTTTGAAGAAACCTACAACCGCATCGAAGAAGCAAAGAAAGCCTACAAGGCAGCCGCCACAGCCGAGGGCAGGGACGCCGCAAGGGAAGCTGCAAAGGCAGCCGAGGACAGAATCGATGAGATGGGCGACATCGCCCACACAATCTACCGGGCTTACGAGAAATCAAGAGACAACGAGAACGAGATTTTAAACTTCGACGACATCATCTGGGACAGGGATGTGGAAGCCCTCACCGCCTGCATGAAGGAGAACGGCATCAAGGCCTTCACCTATTCCTGCAGGGCGACGGACGCGATCGAAACCTTATGGCTTTTCAAAGAAGCAGGCTGCACGATCGGCGAGATGGTCGAGGTCAACCTCCGAAAGGACTTTTTCGGCAAAGGCTACGAAAAAGGCCACGCCTTCAAGGTGAGCCTGAACTGAAAGTAGCCGGGGAAGGGAGCCCACCAGGGCTCTGTTCCTCGTAGAAATACACAATGGCATCCGTCAAATCTTTGTGACATATTTCCGTTGGTTCTCCTTGCTATATATCCGGCTGAGAGTGATATATGTACATGCCAAAGGAAAAGGTCGCAAGAAAGAAAACGGAGAAAAAAGACCATGTGGAACAAAGGAAGCATTAAGATCGGGAACCAGACATTCACCTACTGCGCGAAGGTTTACAGAGAGCCAAGCGAGGAATACGGCATTGAGGGCGGCAGGATCAGTAAGCTTGAAATTCGCCTTAGCGACTTCCCGGTCGCAAGATACGACAGAGGATGGGATATCGAGCCGGAAACGGAAAACGCGCAGCTTGCGGTGGCAGCTATCCTGCACAGCCTGAACTAAAAAAGCATATTCCGGGAGGGAGCCAAACGGCTCTTTCTCTCGTACACATACACACCACATGGGACGGGATCGCTTCGGCGGTCCTTTTTTGATACAGGAAAGGAGGTGTTCCCTATGGCGACCAGAGGAAGAAAGCCGACTCCAACTGCAATCAAGGAGCTGGAAGGAAATCCGGGAAAACGAAAACTGAATGAGAACGAGCCAAAGCCAGAACGGAAAGCACCTGCCTGTCCGAAATGGCTGGAGAAAGACGCGAAAAAGGAATGGCACAGGCTTTCCAAAAAGATGGAAGCTCTCGGAATCCTTACGGAAGTCGATATGGCGGCCTTCGCTGCTTACTGCCAGTCCTATGCGAGATGGAAGGAAGCCGAGTCCTTCATCACGGAACATGGATCGCTTGTCCGGACCCCTTCCGGCTACTGGCAGCAAGTTCCCCAGGTATCGATCGCTCAGACCTATATGAAACAGATGGGAAAGTTTGCAACCGAGTTCGGTCTGACCCCGGCATCGAGGTCGAGGCTCATCGCGGATGCCGGGCAAAACAAACCGGAGGATGAAATGGAGGAGCTTTTGGGAGGTGATTCATAATGGAGGAACGTCCCAAAGATATGCCAAGGCTCAGAAGGTATCAGCCGACGAAATTCATGCTTTCTTCTTCGCACTATGACAGAGAAAAAGCAGACCGGGCTGTGAAGTTTATTGAGATGCTCCGGCACACGAAAGGCAAGTGGGCCGGGAAACGTTTCTGGCTTTTGCCTTGGCAGGAACAGATCATCCGGGATCTCTTCGGGATCGTGAAACCAGACGGGAACCGACAGTTCCGGACAGCCTACATCGAAATCGGAAAGAAGAATGGAAAGTCAGAGCTTGCTGCTGCGGTGGCTTTGTATCTTCTCTATGCAGACAACGAACCATCCGCTGAAGTCTACGGTGCCGCGGCAGACCGTCAGCAGGCGTCCATCGTCTTTGATGTCGCCCATCAGATGGTGAACATGACACCGGCGCTCCGGAAGCGCTCCAAGATCATGGCAGCCAGCAAGCGAATTGTGAACTACTCGAATGCCGGATTCTATCAGGTGCTATCGGCAGAGGTGGGAACGAAGCATGGTTTGAATGTATCCGGACTTGTGTTCGATGAGGTCCATGCACAACCGACCCGAAAGCTATATGACGTTTTGACGCAAGGCTCCGGTGACGCAAGAGAGCAGCCGCTGTACTTTTTGATTACAACTGCCGGAACGGATAAGAACTCGATCTGCTATGAGCTGCATCAGAAGGCCAAGGACATCCTTTCCGGACAGCGTGTGGATCACACTTTCTATCCGGTGGTGTACGGACTGGAAGAAGGAGAAGACTGGCATGATGAGAAGAACTGGTACAAGGCCAACCCTTCTCTCGGTCAGACGATTGAAATTGATCGTGTCCGTGAGCACTACCACGAGGCAATGGAAAATCCGGCGGAGGAGGCGGTGTTTAAGCAGCTCCGACTGAACATGTGGGTATCTTCAACGACCGCCTTCATTCCGGAGCAGGTCTTTGATCAGGGCAATGAGCCGATTAATCTGGACAGTCTCCGGGGAAGGGAATGCTACGGTGGACTCGACCTTTCGAGCACCGGCGACATCACAGCTCTGGTTCTGATGTTCCCGCCGAGAGATGAAACGGAGAAGTACATCTGCCTGCCATTCTTCTGGGTCCCGGAGGACACCATTCCAATCCGGGTGCGAAGGGCCTCTGTTCCCTACGATGTCTGGGTGAAGCAGGGATACATGAAGGCGACGGAAGGAAATGTGATCGACTACAACTTCATCGAGAAGTTCATTCTGGACCTGTATCAGATCTACAACATCAAGGAGATCGCGGTGGACCGCTGGAATGCGACCCAGCTCATCATTAACCTGCAGGACGATGGGATGACAATGATTCCCTTCGGGCAGGGATTTAAGGATATGTCCCCTCCTACGAAAGAGTTCTACAAGCTGATGATGGAGGGAAAGATCATCCACGGCGGCAATCCGGTCCTTAAGTGGATGGCTCTGAACGTGGTGGTAGACCGGGATGCGGCGGACAATATCAAGCCGACGAAGGCGAAATCACCTGAGAAGATCGACGGCATTGTTGCTGCGATTATGGCGCTGGATCGCTGTATCCGGCAGGAGCATGCAGAGAGTGTTTACGACAGCCGGGGGCTGATCACATTTTGATGGAGGAAGGATCGATGGGATTTAAGGATTTATTTCACAGAAGGAAGGCAAGAGCGGATCCGAAGGATGCAACATCCGGCAGTGTCTACCGGGCCTACTACGGGCACACCTCATCCGGCAAGACCGTGACAGAGCGAAGCTCCATGCAGGTGACTGCTGTGTATGCCTGTGTCCGGGTGCTGGCAGAGGCCGTGGCAAGCCTGCCCTTACACCTCTACAAAGAGGAGGATGGGAGCAAGGTAAAGGCTGTCGATCATCCCTTGTACTTTCTTCTTCACAGTGAGCCGAATGAGGAGATGACGGCCTACACCTTTTGGGAGACGCTCCTCACACACCTTCTCCTGTGGGGGAATGCCTATGTGCAGATTATCCGGAATGGAAAGGATGAGATCACCGCGCTGTATCCTCTGATGCCAAACCGCATGACGGTGGACCGGGATGAGAACGGACACATCTATTATCAGTATCTTTGGTCCAAGGGATCCGATGCACCGACGATGAAAGAAACGATCGTAAAGCTCTCACCACATGAGGTGATGCAGATTCCGGGGCTTGGGTTTGACGGCCTTGTGGGTTACAGCCCGATTGCGATGGCAAAGAACAGCATCGGTCTTTCGATGGCCTGTGAGGAATATGGCTCTAAGTTCTTCGAGAACGGAGCCGCGCCATCCGGTGTTCTCGAGCATCCCGGTATCCTGAAGGATCCGGAGAAAGTGAGAGATAGCTGGCAGGCTGCCTTTGGCGGGAGCCAGAACGCCGGGAAGGTTGCGGTGTTGGAAGAGGGCATGAAGTATTCGCCGATCTCCATCAATCCGCAGGAGGCGCAGTTTCTGGATACTCGAAAGTTCCAGATCGATGAGATCGCAAGGATCTTCCGGGTGCCGCCGCATATGATTGGAGATCTTGAGCACGCGACTTTTTCTAACATTGAAGAACAGTCGCTGGAATTTGTGATCTACAGTCTGCAGCCGTGGCTTGCCAGAATCGAGTCTGCGATCTCTCGGTCGCTCCTTACCCCGGAGGAGAAGAAGATCTATTATGCGCGTTTCAACGTGGACGGTCTTCTTCGCGGCAACTATGAGAGCCGTATGCAGGGCTATGCGACCGGCATCAGCAACGGTTTCCTTTGTGTGAACGATGTCCGGCGCTTAGAGAACATGGACCTCGTGCCCGAGGAAGAGGGCGGGAACCTGTTTCTTGTAAACGGAACCATGACGCCTCTTCGGAGTGCTGGCGCAGCCTACCAGAGCGGTTCTGGAGGTAGTGATCCTCCGGAGCAGGATGAGCCCGATGAAGAAACTGAGGAAGATACAGATAACAAAAAGCCCCGCAGAAGGGGAAGGAGGAACTCATGAACAAGTTTTGGAAGTGGGTGCGAAACAAGACACCGGATGGTGAAGATCCGGATCTTGCGGAACGCACTCTGTTTTTGAACGGAACGATCGCTTCTGCGAGCTGGTTTGACGATGACGTCACTCCGGCTCTTTTTAAGTCTGACCTTGATTCCGGGAAAGGACCGATCACGGTCTGGATCAACTCTCCAGGTGGCGATGTCTGGGCGGCAGCGCAGATCTACAACATGCTCTTATCTTATTCCGGGAAGGTCACAGTGAAGATCGACGGCCTTGCAGCATCGGCAGCATCCGTCATCGCAATGGCAGGAGACGAGGTGCTGGTAAGTCCGGTGTCCATGCTCATGATTCATAACCCGTCCACGATGGCGATGGGGGACAAGGACGACCTTGCGCAGGCAATCTCCATGCTGGATTCCGTGAAGGATTCCATCCTGAACGCCTACGTGAAAAAGACGGGACTTTCGAAGAACAAGCTCTCAAAGCTTATGGACGATGAGACCTGGATGGATGCAAACAAGGCAGTAGATCTTGGCTTTGCTGACCGGGTGATGGAGCGCCCAGAACTCTATCACGAGGAAGAGCAGAAGGAGAAGATGGAAGAGCCTGAGCAGGAGGATGGCGCTGATCCGAAAGAGGATCATTCCAATGGGGAAGAGTCCAATGAGGATATTTCTTCAAAAGCCCCTGACAAAAATGGAACGGACAATGACCATGACAAAATTGGAACGGGCTTTTTGTATTCCAGTCGTCAGATGGCGGCTGCCTTCACAAACAAGGTGAAGAAACACTACGCAGTAAGCAATGCAGTAACCAATAAAGCAGAAGAAGGCCGGAGCGTGGATGCCCTCATGGATCGCCTGAATCTTCTGCACATGATGATGTGAGGAGGAAAACACATATGAACGTACAGGATTTGATTGCAAAGAGAGTAAGAGCATGGGAGGCAGCAAAGTCCTTCCTCGAGGCTCACAGAGGAGAGAACGGTGTTCTCTCTGCAGAAGACGGGGAAACCTATGACCGGATGGAGAAGGAGATCACCGATCTTACCAAAGAGATCGACCGCCTGAATCGTCAGGCAGCCATTGAGGCCCAGCTGAACCAGCCGACCTCTGCTCCGCTTTCCAACATGCCGACCAGCACCGGCGAGAAGGTCAAGAAGGGACGTGCCTCTGACCAGTATGCCAAGGATATGCTGACCGCCATGCGCACAAACTTCCATCAGGTATCGGACATCCTGCAGGAGGGCGTGGATGCCGATGGCGGGTACCTCGTCCCGGAGGAGTGGGATTCGAGACTCATCGATGTCCTCAATGAGGAGAACATCATGAGAGGCCTTGCCACCCAGATCACCACTTCCGGTGAGCACAAGATCAACATCGCCGGGGCAAAACCTACGGCTGCATGGATCGAGGAGGGCGGTGCACTGCAGTTTACCGACGCGAAGTTCGGACAGAAGATCATGGATGCGCATAAGCTCCATGTGGCAGTGAAGGTTACCGAGGAGCTTCTGTATGACTCCATGTTTGACCTTGCAAGCTACATCACCACCCAGTTCGGAATCGCCATTGCCAATGCCGAGGAGGATGCTTTCCTGAACGGCGATGGGAAGGGAAAGCCCACAGGTCTCTTTGATGAGACCAACGGCGGTACGGTCGCAAAGACCCTCACCGGCACCAAGCTTGGCACCGATGACGTGCTGGATCTGGTCTACGCCCTGAAGCGTCCGTACCGGAAGAAGGCATCGTTCATCATGAACGACCAGACCCTTGCAGCTCTCCGGAAGCTTAAGGACAACAACGGCGCCTACATCTGGCAGCCGTCCTATCAGGCAGGGGAGCCGGATCGCCTTCTTGGTTATGCGGTTCATACCAGCGCCTTTGCACCGGAGCTTGCGGCAGGAAAGCCTGTGATGGCCTTTGGCGACTACAGCTACTACAACATCGGCGATCGCGGCAGTCGTTCCATGCAGGAGCTTCGTGAGCTCTTTGCCGGAAACGGCATGATAGGTTATGTGGCGAAGGAGCGTGTGGATGGTCTTCTGGTGCTGCCGGAAGCCGTACAGATCCTGAAGGCAGGAGCATCTGCCTGATCCGCAGTCGTAACAAAGTAATGTTGAGAGCTCGGGGGTGTCACAGCCCTGGGCTTTCTTTCTGGCTGGAAGGGAGGCAGTGATGTTCTCACTGGATGAAGCAAAGAAATATCTTCGGGTCGATTCGAATGATGAAGACGACATCATTCAGCAGGAACTGGATGCCGCCGAGAGTCTGGTCGCTTCGGTTCTCCGGAAGGACAGTCTTGGAGAAGACGATAGTCCGATTGTCACGGTGGCAGTGCTGTATTCTCTCGCTTACATCAACGAGCATCGGGAAGAAGCTGATCATCACGCACTGACGATCACACTCCGGAACCTTCTCTTCGGAGAACGGGACCCGAGGTTCTGATGGAGGTGGGAGATGAATATCGCGGCAATGAATGTCCGGCTTACGATTCAGAAGAACGAGGTCGTGAAGGATAAGTATGGAAACCATACCAATACGTGGATTGACTTCTACACCTGCTGGGCGACTCCGGTTCAGAGCGGAGGCTCCGAGAAGCAGGAGGCCGGGACTACCAATAGCACGGATGCGATCGACTTTACGGTCCGTTATGCAAAGTGCCTTGAAGGACTTGATTCCACAAAGATCCGGATCCGGCTGGGAGATGCCATCTACAACGTCACCGCCATTGATCCGATGGGATTCAAACATAGAAGTTTGAAGTTTAAGTGCGAGAAGGTGAAGCGATGAAGGTAAAGGTAGATGATCTCGCGGCAACGGTCGAGAAGACACTCTCAGATTATGCCGATGATGTGAACGACATCGTAAAGCAGGAGATCAAGGATGCCGGGAAAGAAGCCGTAAAGGAACTGAAGGAAAAGTCACCGAAACGCACCGGAAAGTATGCGAAGGGCTGGCGTTCTACCGTCCAGAAGGAATCAGCGATCGGGGCTGAGGTGGTCGTTCACAACAAGATCTATGGACTGACGCACCTTCTGGAGAAAGGACACGCCAAGCGTGGCGGCGGGAGAGTCGAGGGTACTCCTCATATCGCTCCGGTTGAAGAAGAGATCACCGGAAAGCTGTCGGATGAGATTGAGAAGGAACTGAAGGGCTGATGCCGGGAGGAAGCAATGGATAAGATCATACAGATTCTGGAGGAGCTGGGGCTTCCCTATGCCTACGATCATTTTGCGGAGGGCGAGGGACCGGATCCTCCCTTTCTCTGTTTCCGCTGTCCAAACAGCGACAACTTCGCTGCGGATGGGACGGTGTATTTTCCGATTACGGAAATCGACATCGAGCTCTACACGGACAAGAAGGATCCGGAGACAGAAAAGAAACTGGAAGGTCTGCTCATAGGGAGCGGGATCTTCTTTGAAAAGACAGAGACCTGGATAGAGTCGGAGAAGCTCTATGAGGTCCTGTATTCATTTGAACAGGAGGCCTGAAATGGGAAGCAAAAAGAATAAGGTCAAGTACAACCTGAAGAATGTACATTATGCTATCGCGACGATTGCTGAGGATGGGACAGCCACCTTCGCGGATCCGGTGTCGTGGCCGGGTGCTGTATCTCTTTCGCTGGACGCTCAGGGAGACCAGACGATCTTCTGGGCAGATGGTGTTCAGTACTTTGTCACCAACGCGAACAGCGGCTACAACGGAGACTTCGAGTCAGCAATGGTACCGGAGGACTTCCGGGAGAATGTGCTCGGCGAGATCAAGGACGGAAACGGGGTACTGATCGAAGATGCCGACGCTCAGCCCATTCACTTTGCCCTGCTCTTTGAGTTTGACGGCGATGTGAATGAGATCCGCCATGTCATGTACAACTGCACGGCAACAAGACCGTCTGTGGCATCGTCCACGAAGGAGGACTCTATCGAGGTGCAGACCGAGAGCCTGACAATCAATGCCACCAGCATCAAAGATGCGACGCTTGGCAAGAACATCGTCAAGGCCCGCTCCGGTGCAGACACAACGGATGCGACCTACCAGAACTGGTATAGCAAGGTCTACACACCTGCTGCGGCGAAGACATCCGGAACGACAAGCGCTGCTGCGTCGGGCGGTAGCTCTTCATCTACGGCGACCGGTTCCGGCAAGTGATAAGGAGGGGACAACATGTATCAGGAAATTTCACTCCGGCTCAGTGATGGGTCGGAGCAGAAGTTCCCGTTTCTCGCAACGGGGACTACAGCATACCGCTACAAGCAGGCCTTCCATCAGGACCTTATTATCCTCTTAAACAAGATGGAGAACAGCGAAGATGACCAGACCGACATGACGGTTGGAGATAAGCTGGCCTTCATTATGAATGCGCAGGCCGAAAAGCGTGACATGAACAAGCTGAACGAGGACGTATTTCTTGAATGGGCGGACCAGTTCGACGGGGCAGAGCTCTTTTTGCACATGCAGGAGTTTGTTACCCTTTATCTGGGATCACGGAGGACGACGTCGAAACCAAAAAAAGAAGCCGCCCAACGGAGCGGGAAGTAAACACGGCAGTATACCTCCTGAGGGCGAAGCAGATGGGGCTGACACTGTCTGAGCTTGATGAGCTGGACGAAGGAGCCGTGATGGACATGATCATCGAATCCGGGAACGACCTCTGTGATGACGAATATCGACAGGTAGCAACACAACAGGATTTCGATCAATTTTAAACCGCATCGGTGATGAGCCGGTGTTTTTCATGCCATGAAGGGAGGAGGAGACTATGGCAGACCGCATCAAAGGAATCACAATCGAGCTGGATGGCGATACGACCAAGCTCTCCAATGCCCTGAAGGGTGTGAACAAGGAGATTCGGGATACCCAGAGCAATCTTAAGGACGTAGACAAGCTTCTGAAGATGGACCCGGGCAATGCGGACCTTCTGGCGCAGAAGCAGAAATACCTCACTGACGCGATCGATGCGACAAAGAAGAAGCTCGCAGAGGAGAAGGAAGCTCTCGCGCAGCTCAAAGCCGGGCCACAGACAGAGGAGACGCAGAAGCAGCAGGAAGCGCTGACTCGGGAGATCGAGGCGACCAAGCAGTCGCTCGAGGGACTCGAGGACGAGTATAAAAAGTTTGGTTCCGTTGCCGGCCAGCAGCTTCAGGTCGCCGGTGACAAGATGAAAGAAGTCGGCGGCAAGATCAGTGATGTCGGAGGTGGGCTCACCAAGGGCATCACAGTTCCGGTCGCAGCAGTCGGCGCAGCGTCGGTTGCTGCGTGGAAGGAAGTCGATGAGGCACTCGATACCGTCACTGAGAAAACCGGTGCAAGCGGGGCTGCCCTTGAAGACATGCAGAAGCGTGCCAAGTCGATCGCGGAAACCATCCCGACAGACTTTCAGACCGCAGGCGATGCCATCGGCGAAGTGAACACGAGATTCGGACTGACCGGGGACGCGCTGGAAGATCTTTCTACGAAGTTTGTGGAGTTTGCAACGCTGAATTCGACGGATGTATCGACCTCGGTTGATAACGTATCTTCCGTCCTCAATGCCTTCGGGCAGTCGTCGGATGATGCTGGGAACCTTCTTGATGCCTTGAACCAAGTCGGGCAGGCAACCGGTGTGTCGATGGACACGCTGTCGCAGGACCTTTCCAAGAATGCCGGACAGTTTCAGGCAATGGGACTTTCTGCGGAGCAGGCGGCTGGCTTTATGGGAGCAGTTGAGATGTCCGGTTTGGATACCTCGACCATGCTGACTGGTCTTACTAAGGCGCAAAAGGTTGCGACGAAGAATGGTCAGTCCCTGAGTGACGCTCTGAAGGACTTCTCCAAGACAATGAACAGCAACCAGAGCGATACGGAGAAGCTGCAGGCAGCCTATGATCTGTTCGGCTCTCGTGCCGGTGGTGCGATCTACAACGCGGTACAGAGTGGAAAGCTCTCCCTCGACGACCTGTCTTCCACTCTTGGAGATTACGCAGGTTCCGTAGAGAACACCTTTAACGAGACGCTGGATCCACTCGATCAGTTGACGGTTGTGATGAACAACCTGAAGGACCTCGGGGCTGAGATCGTGGACGCGTCTGCCCCAATGATCACCGAGGCTATGACACAGATCAAGGATGTGGTCACGGGACTGAAAGACGCATGGGATGGATTATCTCCAGGAATGCAGGAATCCATTGTCAAGGCAGCACTCATTGCCGCCGCAGTAGGGCCAGTTCTTGTTGGTGTAGGAAAAGTTGTCACAGCGGTCGGATCTGTCACGAGTATTGTTGGGAAGTTTGTGGGTTTCCTTTCCGGCACGGTGATTCCTGCGATTGGAGCGGTATCCGTTCCGATCCTTCCGATCATCGGGATCATTGCGGCGGTGGTAGCTGCTGTGGTTGCGGTGATTGAGATTGTGAAGCACTGGGGAGAAATCTCAGAGTGGTTCGGCGGCGTATGGGAAACAGTGTGTTCTGGCGTGCAGTCGATCGGGGAAGGGCTCGGTACCTTCTTCTCCGGGCTTTGGGACGGTATCCAGTCCACCACGGAGACTGTCTGGAACGGCATAAGCAGCTTCTTCACCGGACTGTGGAGCGGAATCAGCACCACGGCAACGACGGTCTTTACCGGAATCTCCGATTTTCTTGGCAATACGTGGTCGACCATCAGCTCTGCTGCATCGACAGCGTGGAGCGGGATCATCACGATACTCTCCGGTGCATGGGATGGGATCAAGACGACAGCCGGAACTGCTTTTGATACCGTAAAGACCACCATCAGTACCGCATGGGACACCGTAAAAACAAACACCGGCACCGCGTGGGATGCCATTCAGGCGTCTGTTGATCAGCATGGAGGTGGGATCAAGGGCATCATTGGTACCGCAGTGGATGCCTACAAGTCGATCTGGGAGGCAGGATTCTCGAAGATCAATGAGTTGACGGGCGGGAAGCTCGGGGATGCCTTGTCTTCTGCACAGGGAAAGCTCGATGACATCAAAGGAGCATT